TACACATGAGGGAGCACAGGAACTACACCATCAACGATGATGCGCCTATCACAGCAGGCGACAATGGATTTGTGGGTGTAGACATGAGGCAGCAGCCTCACATGCTGGCTCCCGGTATGGTCTCTGAGGCAGTCAATGCTAGGTTCAGGTTTGGTGTAGCAGAGCCCCGAAAGGGCGTAATGCCTCTCACGTGGTTCAACAGATACGGCTTTACGTGGCCTATCGAGTGGAACAACGGTGACATTAACTGGAAGAGGCAGATCACAACTGCCCTAGGTCAGGTTTATGGAGTGGGTGTGTGGAATGACCCTAATGGAGCTGACTGGATCTTGATTGCTGCCAGCCTCGATGGGGTCACTATGAACCTCTACAGGGCTCGATACGGCAACAGCATTGAGCCCATACCCTGCAGCGTTGGTCTGACCGTTCCTTCTACCAGATTCACCAGCAATAACACGGTCAGCAAATACTGGTTCACTCAGGCCTTCGACAAAGTGATACTCTCTCGAGGTCCTGACGAAAGTCAGCTTGTCATGTCTTCGCTCGCTGAAGGCTTTATTGAAGCTCCTGCTTCTGACAACGGAACCAATCCGATACCCAACTCTGACACAACCCTGTTCTTCCAGAACCGCATTCTTGTCCCTCACAAGCCGTCTGGAGGCTACAAGTCAGATCACGTGGCAGTCAGTGACATCCTGAGCTACACCAACTACGATGCGGTCTACAACAACTTCAAGATCAATCAGGGTGACTCCGACGGCATTCGCAGACTCTACAAGTGGAACGATCAGACCGTAGTAGTATTCAAGGACACAAGCATCTACACAGTCAGCAATCTCGTGGGAGACTGGGGAAACAACGCTGTGCTGGATCAGGTGACCACAGAATACGGTCTCGTGGGAACAAGGTCTGTCGCCAGCGCAGGCAACGACCTGTGGTTCCTGAGCCAGAGAGGCGTGGTATCACTGCGGCTGACAGAGCAGAACAAGCTGCAAGGGATCTCAGAACCAGCAAGCACACCGATCCAACCACTGATCGACAGGATCGACTTCAATGCGGCCAAGGAGACGGCCTGTGCAGCTTACTGGAGGAACAGGTATTACCTGAGCGTCCCGATTGATGGAGGCCAGCAGAACAGTGCTGTGCTCGTCTATGACTTTATTAACGGAGCTTGGTCAGGCTACGACACTGGAGAGGCCATCAAGATCAAGTATCTGTTTGTGGCAGACTTCCAAGGCTCTGAGCATCTCTACTACGTAGACTATGATGGCACAATTGGGCTCTACGAATACTCTGACCTAGAGGGCCGTCCCATCGTTCAAGGAACCTATACATGCGACCTGATGGTCAAGGGTCATGTCAGTGAAGGCACTACTGTTCAGGTCAATAACGGGACAGTGATCACTGCGACCAGAAGCCGAGAGATCATTGATGACGCTGACTCAGAGATCACTGATGGGAGTCTTCCGATTATCGAGTCTACTGAGGGCAATGTAAATGACCCAGAAGATGGATGGTTATGGGGAGTTGGCTCAGAGAACAACGCAGATCACTGCGAGATAGCTGGGGCGAACCTGTTCACAGGGTTTACGGAAGACGGCTGGCTCTCTGGAGAAACCACAGAAAGCGACAACGGATGTGGTGTGCGTTTCGAGAGCACATCACCCATTCTAGTCAGCGTCAGGGATCAGTTTGGGAATGTTGATCCATACCTGCAGGTCATTTGCTCTGACACCATCGAGGTAGAGGACAGGCCCATCAGCTTCATGATTAAGACTCGTGGCTATGGGTTTGAAGCAGGGAACCGCAGGAGGTTCCAGCAGGCTCAGATCTACGTCTCAACGTGGGACCCAGAATACAAGGTGACTGGAATTGTGGATGGCGTGAAGGAGGAGTCAGTCATTGTGGACAATGCCAGCTTCACGTTCCCTAATCGCACAAAATACATGACCTTTGGGATGGAGGACTGGGATATCCAGAATCTGGATGACACCCACGAGACTCCCGGCAGAGAGGATTACTCTGTCATTCTTGATACTGACAGTGCTGACCCCGGCACTGTTCTGGGCTCCACTGGAACTCAGTTGGACCTGTATCAATACTGGACCCACAAGATGAGGGTGGACAGGAGGGGAGCTTACTTTCAGGTCAAGATAGAGGGCATCGATGGCAGGATTAGACTGCACAGCGTGACCTCTGGATCGACAACAGGACAGAAACGAGAAGGACAACACTCAGGACTTTGGTAATATGCCAGATAGCACAAATAACTTCGTAGTCGATGCGGTTAACGGGCCAGTCAATGCCCAGACAGTAACTCGGAATGACTTCATCACAACACTGCAGCAACTCAACTATGCCGAGGGCAACATTCGGTCCATAGACGAACTCAGCGGAACTGCTGGTCTGGTTGCGCTGGACGGGAGCGGAGCTGCCAATGTCAGGACGATCACTGGGGCTACTGGCTTAACAGTCTCCAACGGCAACGGCACAGGCGACCCTGAGATCTCGCTCAATGCTCCTCACACGTTTCGTCAGACCTACAATGATACCAGCAGCAACACTGTCAGCGACACGAAGCTGTATAACATCATCAGCAGTGGCGCATCATTTACACTGTCTGCGCCTGAGACTGGGTATATCACGGTCAAGAATATCATTAACGCCACCTCCAGTTTCATCACGATCACAAGCCCTGACTGGGGGCCTGCTGGTCTTGGGGATGTAAGGGTGAGCGAGGGGGAGACACTGACCATTGTCAGCAACACTGCTGGCAAGTGGTATCCACAGCATGTCACTGAACACGATGTTAATCCGTTTGGGGCTATTTACGCATCAGCAGCAGCTTCTGTCGCAATCAATAATGGAGGAGCCTACACAGCCTTGTCCCTAACAACGGCGACTCACTCAAACATGACTGATTTCACAATGCCAGCTAACGGTCAGTTGAAATACACGGGCGACATCCCAATCGATGCGGAGGTGCAAGTATCACTGTCTGGATCAACTGATGGATCAAATGTTACTGTGGCAGCAAGCTTGTTTAAATATGACAGTTTAGCAGCTACCAGCTCTCAGATTTCTCAGACCGAGCAGGTCCATCATCACCCGACATCTGGAAACAATAAAAACATTTCACTGATAGGGCATGTTGAACTGGACACAGACGATTACATATATGTTGCCGTCAAGCAGTCTGTCACATCAGTTGCCACAGTGAACTACACACCATTGAAATTCTATATGTCCGCCTCAGGCCACAGAATCATAACAGCATAAGATCATGCCACTCTCAGTTATTGTAACTCCATCATACAACTTCTCTGACGGTGAGAAGGTCACCTACCCCAAGCTGAACTTGCTTGGGTCTCCTTCTGTTCAGTTCTCTGGGGAGCTTTCATCTGCCCAGTTGTCTGATGGTTCTGTGGTGACAAGCAAGCTCGAGCAGGGAATCAACATCAACAGCAAGATCGATGACCACAACCTGAATCTGACAAAGCTCGAGGCAGGCACTCAGGGTCAGATCCTGTATTACAATGCTGATGGTGATCTTGTGAAACTAGCACCGGGATCTGATGGCCAGTTCCTGAAGACCAAAGGTGCTGGAGCTAACCCAGAGTGGTCGGCTCAGGATGGGACTGGGTCAATCAACATAAGCCAGCTTAACACTGATGGAGCCAATAAACTGATTTCAACAGACGGAAGCGGAACTATTCAATGGCAATCAAGCATAGGCCTACTGCCATCGATAGCTCCAAGTGGGTCCGTTGCTTATTTTGATGGTTCGTCTTGGGTTGTGCTCGGCCTTGGAGCAAGCGGAACAATTCTTCAGAGCAACGGGGCAACGCCAAGTTGGGAAACTGTTTCAACATCTGCCTTTGCGGCTAAGGGTAGGTTTGCTTGCTCTGGGACATCGTCAGTCAGCTACACGGGGGATACCAACATTGCTTCAGCGACATATAACAAAGTTACAGGAGCTTCCAGCTACAGTGAGTTGACAATAAACTTCAGTAACTCAGTAAGCACAGATTTGCCTATCTGGGTGAGATGTGAATACGGATCATCAGGTGAACTTGAGCTTGCGTTAGTTGAGACCAATTCTAGGAACACTTCCGCTATCGTGTTAATTGCAAGAGGTTCAATCACAGATCCTATCTTCAACGTAATGATAGCCAACTAATGCATTTCGACACCTCCATCAAACCAGACTTCATGCGCCTGACTCATAACAATGAGAAGGCGTGGCAGTTTGTGGAGTTGTTTGCCAGACGGGCTCACGATCTGGACGACATGATCGACGACAACAAGGTCATGAGCGATGAGGAGCTGATTCAGGCTGAACTCAACTGGATGCTGGCCCTGAGCACTAACTCATTCTACCAGACTCACGGCAGCTTCCTAATGCCGATTTTGGTCATGAGCTGCAATGCGTGGCTCGATGCCAACAAATGGGAGAAGTCAGAGATGGAGGTCAAGAGAGTCCACTCTGATGTCCTGAAATCATTTTATCACGAGGTGATATTTGCAGTCGTATACCTGTGTGGCGGCTGGAATGCGATGAGAGAATTCACACAGCTACACCGAGAATACCAGACAGACAATTATGGGAATGTATAGCGCAGACGCCCCTCCTCCTAGGGACTACGCCAAGGAGACACGGGACACACTTCAGGCACAAATTGATCTGGCTCCAGAGCTGTTTGCTGCTGAAGCCAGTCAGGAATACGGCAGGCCAGCAGAGGCTCGCCTCAACTTGCAGGTCTTGCGTGACCTGATGCGAGGCACTGACGGTCAGCCCGGTCTGCTGGAACTCTATGAGCGAGACATCATGCCCGGGCTCGCTAGAGCTGATGTGGCTGGCCTTGATGTGTCTCGAGAGGGAGACATCGCTGCAGTCGAGAGACTCGGTCAGAGAGCCACTGAGGCCTTCAGGCAGGCCAATCCTGAGCAGGCTGCACTGATGGCAGAGCTGAACAGGCAGGCGCAGGAAGAACTGGCCTCAGGGGCAGCACTACCACCAGCCCTGTCTCGAGAACTCGAGCAGCAGGTCCGTGGGGCTCAGGCTGCCCGTGGTATGGGCTTTGGTATGGCTGACATAGGTCAGGAGGCCCTAGTCAAGGGGCTGCAGGCTGAACAGCTACAGCGCAGGCGTCAGGCATTTGCACAGCAGATGGTAGGCTTGAACGCTGCCACTGCCGCTGATCCGTTTATGGCTATTCTCGGTAGGCCCGGTGTGGGTATACAAGCTGGTCAGGGAGTGGCTATGCAGGGTCAGGGTATGGCTCCGCAACAGGTCTTCAATCCAGAGTCAGCCTACGCAGGCAGTCTTGCTGCCAGTAACTACAATGCGGCACTGAACGCAAACATCGCATCGGCCAATGCTCGAGCTGCAGTTGGCGCAGGACTGATGCAAGGACTTGGCTCAATCGGAGGAGGTCTTGCGACCAAATGTTGGGTAGCACGAGAAGTTTACGGGGCAAACAATCCAATGTGGTTACTGTTCAGGAGCTGGCTTGAAACAGAATCGCCAGTCTGGTTCCACGATCTCTACGTCAAATACGGCCAGCGATTCGCTGGATGGCTATCTAAGAATGAATGGCTGAAGCCGTCCATCAGGAAGTGGATGGACTCACGCATCAAGAAACTGCTCGCATAACACTATGCCATTTTCACAACAGACATACACAGGACAGGGAATCGTTCAGCCTACCGAGAGATCTCGTGTAGGCGAGTTTCTTGGTGCAGGACTTGCAGGGCTAGGGCAATCCATCGGGAGGGGCATCGAGAAGTTTGCGGAGCGCAAGGAGGAGATGAAGAAGCGTGAGCAGTTCAAGAAAGGGACTATCACTGCTTTGACTGCCTTAGGTGCTGACGCAGACTTGCTGAAGGGTATGGAGGCATCAGAGCTTGCTGCCTATGCACAAATGTATCCAGAGATAGCTGCTCAACGTGAACGTGAGGAAGCTCAGGGTTTTTACTCTGACTTGCTAACAGCATACCAGCCGCAGCAAGTTGAGAGGGACTTTGGTCCACAGATCAGTGCTGCAGAAAGAAGGCTGCAAGAAGCAGAGCGAGCAGGATTCAGGCCTGAGTTCACGTTTCCGAAACCCAGTGAAGAACCACCTCCACCCGATTTCAGTAAGTTTTATGGTCAACCCGGTGTGGCAGATAAGCTTGGTGGTTTTGTTCAGTCTCTGGCAAGTGGATATAACGCTCCTAGATTTGAAGGAATATCAGGTGGACTAGGTGCTGGTCTTCTGCCTAGGTCACCTCAAGCGTCAAAACCTGCTGGCGGATTTGTTAGTGATATCCCCGGCAGGGAAGAGATGCAGGCAATGAGGAGAGCTGGGGCTTTCGATAAAACCTTCGCTCCACCTCAGCCTGCACCTCAAAGGCTTGCAGCACCTCAACCATCAGCTCCAGCACAACCTATGGGGCCAGAGCCAGCACTCGAGCCATCCCCTGAAGTCCAGCAAGCAGCCAGAGACTTGGAAGCCATCAGGATTCAGGCAGCAGAGGGTGATACAAGACTTGAGACCAGTCAGGAAGTAATGAGGCGTGTCTCTGAGAATATCCCTGAGCTTGCTCAGAAATACCCAACGCAAGCCAAGAACCTGTATGAGATGCTTTATCCTAAGCAAGACAAGCTGACTCCATCAGAGCAGATCGCAATGATGAAGCTGCAGCGTGAAGTTCAGGCCAGCGAAGTTGCTGGTTATGGTGTAGCACCATCTGTGCAGATCGCTCAGGACTTCCGCGAGTTTGCCATCCCAACACAGGAGGGCATTGAAAAGATCCAAGAGCTTATTGATATTGCAAAGCAGGGCTTTGTAGGGAAGCTCAGTCCCGAAAACAGGAACAGAGCAACAAGCATCCAGAAACGCCTTATGGGCGAACTCAAAGAACAAATTGTTGGGGCTGGAGCTGTTTCAGAGGGTGAGTGGCAGATACTGGCATCCGTCATACCTGATGTCACAAAGATCATGTCATTCAGCGATGTGAACATCAAAGTTCTCAAGGAACTTCAGAGTGACCTCAAGGGTAAACTGAAAAACAGAGCCAATGCAATTAGCTGGGCTCCCCTGCAAGGAACAACAGGGCAGGCACAGCGTCCTATGGGTAGGACCGTGTCCTATGGAATGTCAGGCAAGCCAGTAATGCAGTAATACAGTAATGCAAGAACTCTATCTCGAAGACTATGATGTCAACTTGCAGTTCCCAGACGAGATGTCTGAGGACCGCATTATGGAAATCATTCAGCGTGACTACCCTGAACCAGATGAGAAGCTGGTAGCTCGATTCGAGAACCCAGACACACCAGCGTCCTCCCTAACTCGGGAGGACTTTTCTCGTTATAAAGCTGCGAAGCCTGAGATAGGTCTATCAGACCTACCCGGTATTGCTGTGGATGCGGCTGTAATGACTGCCAGCAGGATTATCGAGAACTTGCCTTCTGCGATTGCTACCTATGCCAACGTGTTTGAGCCCGGGACATCTGCTCGCACGTTTATGGAGGGTGCTGCTCGTGGCATGTATGACACTGAGACCCTCGTCAAGATGGGTAACAACTACCTTAGGACCAAGCTGGCGTCCTTTGGTGGCACATCAGAAAACGAGATGGACGAGGAGTTCAGGCGATTCCTTGGCATCAAAGAGCTTCAGAATGTCCGTGGAGCTATTGAGCGTGGAGAGCAAGGAGCTTGGAATGAGTATGCAGAGTTTGCTGGGCTCGATGCTGCAAAGATTGACCTAGCAAAAGTTGACCAGAGGGCAGCAGAGATCACTGGTGAGTTCATTGACCCTACACTGCTGATCCCTGCAGGTAAGATTGGCGGAGCAGCTTCTAGGGCTATGGCTCGGGCAGCCTCTAAGCCTGTCAGGATGGCAGGAAAGGGAGCAGGTATTGCTGCTGAGTTTGGTCGTGATGTCATCGAAAGAGGCAAGAATGTCGTAAAAGGGGCTACTGAAGTGGTCGATGAGGCCACTGGCGGCTTAGGCAATGTAGTCGTCCCCGGCGGCGTAGGGGCTGCTGTAGCGAGCGGATTAGTGGGAGCAGGCACTGCACAGACTCTAGGAGCTGTAGTTGCCGCACCAACGATGCTGGACGTTGCTGGAGGCCTTCTGACTGGCTTTGGCGAGGCTATGGCTCATACACCCACAAGGCTGGGTGGTCTTGGCCGTCTGGCATTACATCAGCCAGACACGATTGCTGGCAAGATGGCTGGCAGGCTGAAGTTCCTAGACACTCCAATTGAGTATGCTGGCCGGGCTGCAGGAGGTGCTGCCATAGGTGCAGGCATTGGTGGTGGCATAGGCCTAGCCACAGGTGGCCTCGAGGGCCTTGCTGCTGGTGTTGGTTCTGGTGGTGTGCTGGGTGCTGCTGGTGGAGGCCTAGGCAGAGCCGTGGAGGGTCTGACTGGATCAGCACTCAGGAACGCTCAGGATGCAGACTTTGGGAGATGGATAGAAAGCAAGAGCCCAGAGGATAGAGCTAGGCTCGAGGGCCTATCCAGAGAGGACAGGATCGCACGTATGGATGCAGAGCAGATCCTGCTACCAGTTAATGCAGAGGTCAGGCATGTGGACCCAGACTTTGTGGTCGATGAAGCTGGCAACACTCTTGGGACTGCTGCTGGGTTTTACACTACAGAAGGTGAGAAGCCTATCATCTACCTGAACACACAGGCAGACGGCAGGACAATGCTTCACGAGACGCTGCACTCTCTAGCTAAGTTGGACGGATTCGATGTTCTTATCTCAAACATCAAGAACACTGCCAAGCGGATGTATTCTCAGACTGAGCTGAATGACTTCATCAGGCAGTATGAGGAAAAGCTAACCAGAGAGATCCCATTGACTGGCGAGCAGGTCAAGCGATTCAACGGATCGGCTGAAGCAAAAGCTGACTACATCCTAGAGGAGCTTGCTGCAGAATATTTCGTCAACTTCATCAAGGGCAAGAACAGTGACTACATCTTCTCGGGCAACTCATTCACAGAGGGTTTGCGTGGGATGTTTGCTCGATTTACTAAGGGCAAGCTGGACCGTGTCTACGACACATTCAGTTCTCCTATATTTCAAAGCAGGATCAAGCAGTCTCGTCAGCTAGACGGCATGATGAATGATATGGTCAAGGCTCGACGTAGGGCTGGCCGTGAAGTTGAGGCATCATTTGATCAACCTATCAAGACCTACAGCGATGCTGACTTGTCAGACGATCAAGCTTTTGAGGCTATGGTAGGTATGGGCATCGCCAAGACTGACAATCGTGGCCGTAGAGTCATGATGGGGGATGCCGAGCAGAAGCGTGTGGCTAAGGAGCGAGCTGCTGCTATTGATAAGGTTCTCTCTGAGTCTGAAGGTGCAGCACCTAAGCAGGAGCGAGTTCCCAAGGAAGAAGACATTGAAGTCGATGACAAGAAGGCTCCGAAAGGCAAGAAGGAGAAGCCCAAGAAGGAAGAGAAGCCAAAGAGGGAAGAAAAGCCAAAGCAGGATCGCAAGAGAAAACCCGGGCTCACCAAGCAACCCAACGGTGACTGGGAAGGAAGCAGTCTGAGTGATGAGCAGTATCAGGCCCTGATGGATTCACCTGACATCCCTGACACAGTCAAGAAGGCTCTACAGGAATTGCAGAAGATTGCCACTGGCGATCAGTATGCCAACTGGACATACGCTGCAGCCACGATGAAGACAAAGCTGGGCAAGACTCGCTACAGGAACTTACCCATCAGCAATCGTGATGGCCTGATGTATGACATCATTGTGAGCCCTAGAACGGGGACAATCTCTGGTCGCATTCTGGATATGTCTCTGCTGGAGACCAAGGCAAGAAGGCTTTACAGGGAGAGTGGCGAGATGCAGAAGCTGTTTGGGTCAGAGGCTAACATGTTTGCTGACCTGCACACCTACATCAATGCACTGACTGCTGGCGAGAAGCGCACAGCAGAAGTTCTAGGCAGCCAACGCAAGAGTGATTTCCTAAACAAGATCCTTAGCATCAGAAACGTCAAGGGTAACCCAGAGATACCTGATGTTCCCCTGACTGCCGCACAGCGCAGAAAATTTGAGGGAGGCAAGGACTTCCCTTGGCGCAGCTTCCGTCTGGATCGCATTGTCTCAATGAGGCAGCGTGAGGGCAGACCCATCATGTCCTTCTCTGAAGCTGCCTACCAGAGGGGGCAGACACACTTCATGCCTGACGTAGACCAGTATGGCTACAGGATGGCTCACAGGGCTCCTGATGGCACTTACGGCGAGGGCTCCATCGACAAGATGGACACAGTCTACCCAGACGATATCTACAGCTCCAACGGTGCTAGGTATTATGGCAACGACGACTTCGAGAGCAGGAAGACTATCCAGCTTTTTAGGAGCCTGCGTGGCAAGCCTGAGGCAGAGCTGACAATCTACAGGGCAGTCCCCAAAGGAGTTTCTGGTGTGATTAACCCGGGAGACTGGGTGACACCTTCTCGCAAGTATGCAGAGCTTCATGCGAAGTATTTCGATGAGACTGGTGCTGACATTCTCGAGAAGAAGGTCAAGGCCAAGGAGGTCTACTCCGAGGGCAACAGCATCTTTGAGTTTGGGTGGAACCCTAAGGCTCCCGGTGACGCACGGTTCTCTCCCGGCACGGGCCGCAGCAAAGCTGATCAAGATTACCTGAAGGCAGCCAAGGCTAAGAATTACGATAAGCTGAACCAGATGGTGAAGCAGGCTGCTGCAGACGAGGGATATACCATTGGTCCTGTCTATCACGGGACCAAGCGGCGATTCAACCAGTTCAGGTCTCCTCGTGACCCCAACAACCTAGTGTATTTCTCATTTGATCAGCAGTTCTCCAAAGAATATGCACGAGGGTTTGGCGGCCACAGAAACCCAGAGCCTGATGTAGCAGAGAGAATTGAAAAAGCTCGGGCCGTCTCAAGGCAAATGTTCAGGGACGACATCAATGCTCTCGTGGAAAAATACGGCTCTGAAAAAGACATTCCTGATAGCGAGTCAGACGCTGCATTCAAACGATCCCACGACTATGAAAAATCACAGCTTGACGGCATGACAGCCAGTGAAGCTTTGTCTAGGATGGGCATCAGAGTTGTTGACGCTTACCTCAAGGCTGACAGGGTATTTGATCCTAGGGACGGTTGGGGAGAGTTTGCGGACATAGTTTCCAATCACTTTGGAGTTTCCAGCATCAACGAATTAGACCCTCGGATTTTAAAGAGGCTGAATGAGGGCAACTATATGGTGTGGGAGCCCTCCAGAATCATCGATGAGATCTTTAAAAACTATGACGCCATCAGGATTCAAGAAGACTCTGGAGGCCCATCGAACACCATAGCAGTCAGGGACCCTGAGCGCATCAAATCTGCTGACCCTATCACCTACAATGATGACGGCAGCATCATCCCTCTGTCTGAGCGATTCAAGGACACTACTGATGACATCAGGTTCTCTCCTGAGCCAGACACCATACCTGAGGTAAGGCGGCAGATGCAGGAGCCCATAGAATCTGGAACTCCTGCCAACGGAGTGCTCACACTAACTCCAGATGTCATCGCCAGATTCTCACCTGCGGTCAATGACCCGGGAGTGAACCTCGATCAGCTAAATGGGAAGAAAGCATTCATCATGTTTGCTGACCGGATGATGGTTGGTGAATACGTGACACGATCCGGTAGGGTATTCAATCTAAGGGGCGGCCCAGATCATCCAGATCTAGCTGACAACCAAGGTAAGCTTGCTTGGGCCGTAGAGGGCGGTCCGGTAGGGGCTCGACTTGATAAGGCTATCAGATCGACTGATGGTTATGGGCTTGTCGCATTGCAGGATGAACTTGCCCTTGCCTCCAACAAGGACTACTCGGAAATTATGATGGAGGAGTTGAGGTATGATCTGAAGAACAATCCTGCAATCAAGAAGGACCTCAAGAAGCTGCTTGGGGCTCTCTCTGCTGAAATCCAAAAAACATTTAAGAAAAATAGACTCAGTAAAGAGGCCAGAGATAAGAAGAAAGCACAAAAGCAAGGCAAGAAATTCACTGCGCCAAAGCCAAAGAAATGGGAGTCGATTGAGATAACAAGCCTGAAGGATCTTGAGGGCATGTTTCCCACTATGCCTTTTGAGGTCAGGAAGCTGGTGTGGCAGAAACTTGCATCAGAGTCCTACAAGAACAAGTATGGCGGCATATTCTGGAAGGATGTTGCTGCAGACATGTCTGCCTATAAGGACAAAGATGGATACCGGACTGGCGACATTGTCAAAGTCATTAAGTTCGACAAATCAGGTCCCACATCAATCGTTGACCCACAAGATATGGGCCTGCCCGTTCACCCGTCATATAGGTATGGCGTTCTAGGTAAGTCTGTATCAAACATCAGGGGCCGCCTGAGTATGTATGATTTGCTAAGAGCTGAGTTGGGAGATCGTGTATCCAAGAAGGGGGACGTAGTCCCATCGACGTTCAGGGCAGTCAGCATGAGAAGTCTGACTGATCCTAGCTTGCAACCAGAAATCAAGCCGGGAGCACTTGATCCTAGGACCTACGAGAAACCAGTAACTCAGAAGTATGGTAGCTCCATAGGTAAGGCTAGGGTTCAGGAAATGAAGACGGCGAGAGAGGAAGCCAACAAGTTCTCCCCTCAGCGATCCCTCAACAATCGTGGTGGAGCCGTCTATACGACCGCTGAAGGCCACAGAGCGGTCCAGACCTCTAGCAGGGCAGGTGTGAGGGTCTACGGCCCTACAGGACGCCGCATAGGCCCTGTATTCGGCTCTGTAGAGGAGGCTGAGAGGTTCTTGAACAAGTAGACACAAAACTGCCGCAGCGTATCCAACAACACTGCGGCAGTTCAGTCGTATCGTTATGTCGTATGCCGGGGGTCAAGCGTCCCTTCGCACAACAAATTTACCTGTCACCCCGAGGACAACGTGTCGTCGGGCAGGCATGTGTAGTCTTGCTTACGGGTGCTTGCATGTCAATGCGTTTTTGATAGCGAATTACCTGTTAAGTTTAATTAGAGAGTTGATATTCATATCAACCTTGTCCTCAGACCTAGGCCTCCAAGTCCCGTTGCACTGATGCCAGCCAATCCAGTTATGTCGGCTATGCCTGCAAAGTGCCTCAAAAGGGACAATGCCGACACCATCTTCAGGGTGAAACCTCCCAGCAAACTCCGCTTGAGACATGTGAACCTGCTTGTTGCCCGTAAAGTCATGAGGTGTCTCACGCCTTACCAGTTTGCTGAACATGCCAACACCAGCCCTCTCCAAAAACTCCAATGTAGTTACACTTGAGACTTTGCTGTTTAAAATCCCGTAGCACCAGTCGAGGCTAAGGTCCAAGGCTTTCTTGATTATGCTGCTGCCCGGTTTTGCGTAGAAAAATGCATCACTGACATGACCGTGAATCTCGGTAGCAAACACGTAATCACACTCAGAAACATCTGGAACTGGACCGTAAAACTCTATGTCGCAATCAGAGTAAAGACCTCCGTTCTCATAGATGAACTGGAACCTCATGACCTGAGCCCAAAAGATTTTGCTCAACCTAAAAAGATCTCCGTGTTCATCTCTACATGTCTTCAGAGTTACCAGTCTCGTGTTGAACTGAGACGAATTCAGCCTAGAGAAATCCGAGATGTTCTTTGCCCATCCTCTGGGCATTGGCTTAGACTCTTGCTCGCCGTATATGAAGTAACAGTTATTCATCTGTTCCTGTTTGTCCTGAGTGTTTCAAGTGCTTCAGAAAAGAACTTGTCCTCAGGATAATCCACTTTGATGATGTCTTGGTAGAATGGCATTTCATTCCAGCCCTGATCCTTGTATGTATCTTCATTGCTAAATGCACCTACCGGGCCAATGTTTTTCAAACAGTTAGCAACAGTGCTGACAGGGATCGAATCTTCCCATAGCATGATCGCATACAGCAATGCATCACATGAAACTCCAGTCACTGAAGTGTTCGCTCCAAATTTCTTAACCACATCACCCATACCATCATAGTCATCACGAGAGCTTTTCTCAACGAACACCTGAACATGCCTTCTCCATCTTGCCCATCTGTCTGCCCAAGTGGCGATTCCAATCTGATATGATATCGATGTCAGGCAGTGCAGATATGGATCATGCTCATCTTTCTTTCTTGCGCCCATAGCTGAAACCATTCCTACACGCTGATCCCCCTCAAACATCCTGAGCATTTTATCTACATTTGCTATGTAGTTAGGGGAGAGCATCAGGTCGTCGCAAAGCTGGATCACTGCATCGTATTTCCTGACGTTGAACAGGTAGTCCATCTGCATCAGGAGTGATGTGTTGGCCCCGTTGTTTACCATACCAGCCGACACTGAGGCCCCCCTGTATTTGCGAGCTACATCAAAGGTCTTGCTGACTCTGGATATGGTCTCTTCATTTGCTTTTAGGTTTGGCCCATCAACCCATATCCAGACATCGTGCTTCGACTTGTTGGCTTTGAGGCTATCAAGCGTGATCTTTAATTCATCAGGTCTATTGTATGCCTGCACCGCAATAGCAGTCTTCATTTCACTTTCTTCAGCTTCTCAATCATTACTTTCCCTTCATCCCCACAAGACTTCAGTCCCTCCATCAAGGACCTAGCCTGATGCCTGTCCAGTTTCTTGCTCTTCAGCATTCGCTTGCAGTAGGCTATGTAGTCAGGGATATCATCCATAGCCTCAACACTAGGCATTGCAGGAGGCAGCACGTATGGGCCGTCAGGCCAGCTAATTGACTTAGCACTGAACATACGCACTGCCTCCTGAACTATCTCAGGGAGCTTGTGGTAACAGTCTCTCCTGAGAACTGGCATCAGACAAACCCGTAAGCCGATACCGTTAGTGGTTCATCAGGCGTGTAATCGGGCCACGCCTTCAGTGTCAGGCAGCTCTTGAGGCTATCGTATGCCTCGTCAAGCTCCCTTCTGGCTGACTCTAGGTCGAACTCAGTGAACTGCAGCAGAGAGCTTCTGTAGGGCCACTCAGTCTCGACTACAGCCCAATACCACTGAGCGATCTCAATCCCTGCAGCCTTGCACATGTCTGTGTAGTTACATTGCTGCCACAGATACTTGAGCGACCTAGCAGTCCTAACAAACTGACGAGGATCAGCTCCTCCACCTCGAGTGGTCTTCAGGTCAACCACAACAGGGCCTGCCTTCATGTCGATCCTGCACTTCACATCGCAGATGCCACGGTAGTCTTTCGCAAACACACTGACCTCGGGATGAAAGTCCTTGATGTCTCGCACTACTGGCAGCTTCCAGAATCGATCTGCAATCGCTTTCACTGAATCCAGCTCGGATTGCTTAATCACATTCTTGCCTGCTTCCGCCTGCTCTGACCACCACTCTCGGTTGGCCTTGAGCCTGCGGTCCTGCTTGTCCTCTGGGCAGACTGAGTAGATCTTATCGAACTCATCACGCTCGAGGATGTAACTGTGGGCCAGCCTGCCGAAAGCCATTGCTGGACTGTCGATGGCTGGTGCTTTCCCGGTGATCTTCTGGTGGAAGTGATAGGGATTGTCTATCAGCTTCAGGTCACTGGTGGATAAGGCTGAGTCAGCCCGGTAGACTGACTCAGCTAGACCGTAGAAGGCCCCCGTGTCGAACTTAGAACGGAGATTCTGTTGCTTCGTAATCGACAGTTTCATTAGAGCCTCCGTTGATTGAGATGTATTCAGGGCTGGACTTGATCTTCTCCTTCATCCATTCAGGAACCCTGTCCCAGTGCTTGTTGCCAGCACTGATCTCATAGACGAACGACTCATTGACCTGATCCTTGACTGGGAGCCCAGCAGGCAAAGCAGTGACTCCCTCGATGTTGTCATACATGTTACCGTCCTTGCCCTTATTGTGGCTGACACTAATTAGGCAGGCCTTGCCGATCATCGAGTCAATGCTGATCCCGTCTCTCTTGTCCTTCTCAGTGAATGCCTTCCCATTCACTCCCTGAAGGATCTTCAGGAGGATCGACTTCTCATTCAGGGAAGCGGTCACGATCTTGGTCCTGCCCAGTGGTTGTGGACCATCTTCCTCTCGGAAGGTATGCAAGTGGTCAGGGAACTCAAACAGCAGTGCAAGCTGCTTCTTGGGGCCGTAGTAAGTCTCCTGAGTCCCCAGATCAATGCAGCCATACAGGCGTGAAACATGTGAACCTTCTGGGACCATTTTTCTTTCTCTCTTCGTTCCTTCGTTGAACTCTAACTTCATTTTTCTTCTTTCTGTTTTGTTTGTATCAGTTCCTCCAGTGCCTTTATGTCGCAGCACTGGAAAATTTTCAGCAGGTGCTCTGCCTGCAAAATCGCAATCCACTTTCCGTGGTTCTTCTTCCAGACCACACAGGGTATCTGGTAGGGCTTGGCGTCTCCTTGGGCCTGTGCCAGCCAATCCCTGAGCAATGCTTTCTCTGTATTCTTGACCTCCCAGTGGACAGGCAAATCGTGGCAAGTCACATCAGGCGCATCATGCCCCTGCTGGCTCTGGTGGAACCAGGTGCGCTTCGCATCGAAGCCAAAGAACTTCAACACTGAAACCCACATGCGCTCACCACGTTTGCCTTTGTCCTTACTGTTCATGCGGCATATTCAATTCCACTAGCAATTCTATTGATCGAATGGATAACACCCACTGTCCTTGAGGTCACCCAGCCCAGACTTAGCCAGAGCCACGTATCCCAAGCAGGCCACAGTGTGAAACTGCTTGATCTTATGAGTGCCGCAGATCCTGTCTGCTTCCTTCAACACCCACTGCCTATTCGTGACCTTGCCGTAGCTCGACTCCCAGACATCCATCGTGTCAGGCAGCCAGTCAGTGACCAGACAGTCCAGCTCTGGAGGGTAGCTCCGCTCAGGTAGCTCGGTCATCATCTCGGGCATCTGTTCAGATACCCCAATGACCCAGTCCTCAACCCTTTTCACCCATTCCCAGACTGGCTGGTTGTCGTAGGAATTAATATTGATGTAATCACTCCTTACGACATGATCTGGAATCCCTGTCACTTTGCCTATTGCAGGAAAACTGTTCCCAGTAACCTGCCTAAGCATCCAGTGAGTCAACCTCCGTGTCAGGCAGGCTGAATCAATCCCTCTTGCACCCGTGACCTCAGAGACCTTCGATGTGATCTCGTTCATTGATTACAGTTAAACACATCATGACAGGATTGACAAGAATTATTTTTCGCTTGATTGCGTGGTCTGATCTGTTATACTGGTTCCTGCGTATCTTATGAAACCAATACAACCAGTTGCCCCAGAGTGGCTATTTGATCAGGGCTGGACCCCAGCTCATCTCTCCGTATACTTGTATGTTCGCATGAGAGGCCAGTGCTTCGAGGATAAGCGCAGCATCTCAGCTAGACTGCATATGAGTAAGAACACATTTTTCAAGACCCAGAAGGATTTAATTGAGTCTGGCTGGGTGACTGCTGAGAAGCAGGGCAAGAAGTCCTGCCTCACTGCATCCCTGTCTGGGACGTGTCTCAAATCAGGGACACGTTCTGATAACGTGTCGCAAAATGAGGACACGAAACAGGGAACGTGTCCCAAAATAGGGACAGTAACTAATAATACTATAGTTAATACTGTAGAAGATACTGTATTAAGAGCAGGAAGGGATGCTGCCTTTGTCGCAAGCTACCTCGTGGGCTCTGCTTTGAGAGGAGGTTCTCAGTGAAGTCAGACTGGAAGATCCCTCACTCGAGCCAGCATGAGTCAGCAGTGCTAGGAGCATCCCTCGATGGAGGCTTTGAAGAAGCCCTCGATATGGGTGTAGGCCCTGATCATTTCCACGGCCAGATCCACAAGAAGATCTGGAATGCTGCAGCGAAGCTGGCAGACGCAGGCAGCCCGGTGAACATCATGACCGTGAAGGATTCCACCGAGGGATGCGGCATGCTCCTCAATGAGCTTCTGGATCAGGGCTACAGCCCATCGATGCTGGGTTACTACGTGCCAAAGCTGGAGGAGACCCGGCTCAAGCGGTCCGTGTTCCTGCGCTACTACAATGCCCTCGAGCATTTCAGCCACGACATGTCAGCCAAGGACCTGCTTCAGAGGCTTGAGAATGACTTCTACGAGGTCACCAAGGCCAACTCAGGGTCAACAGACCAGAAGGATGGCTGGAAACGCCTCCTAGGGCAGCTTGAGGACGCTTGCAAGGGCGGTCTGCCTGACTACACCCTGAAGACGGGCATTGGGGCCTTAGACGCCATCCTCGGAGGTTTTGAGCCTAGTTCTATGAACACCATCGCAGCCAGACCGGGCTGTGGTAAGACTGCCTTTGCCATTCAGGTAATGAAGTCAGCAGCAGAGCGAGACGAGCGTGTGGTCTACTGGTCCTATGAGATGGGGTTTGACCAGATCGCTGGCAGGCTGCTTGCCAATGTGAGTGGAGAAGATGTTCAGCACTTCAAGCGGACTGGCCTAGGTGACATTAACAAGATCGCCACTTCAGCGTCAGCCTGCACCCGGTTACCAATCACAATCGAGGACAAGACACTGCCCCTGAACAGGGTCAGGTCTATGGCTCGCAGGATGGCCAGAGAGAAGAACGTCAAGCTGTTCATCATCGACTACCTGCAGATCATCACAGCAAGCCACAGATACAACAGCAATGTTGAGAAGGTGTCAGACTACAGTAGGACCATCAAGATGCTGGCAATGGAGACAGGAGTGCCTGTCCTGTGCCTCAGTCAGATGAACAGGCAGATCGACATGTCAGAGCGAGAGCCCTCCCTGTCAGATCTCCGTGAGTCAGGAGCAATCGAGCAGGACTCAGACACTGTCAGCTTCCTTCACCAGCCAGACAAGGCCAACGATAGCAGGGTGGATATCATAGTCAGGAAGAACAGACACGGCAGGACAGGCAAGGTTGAGCTTGAGTGGACGAAATGGAACGGTAGATTCAGTGCTGTTGATCGCTCCAAGGAACTCACAACCACATCACCGCTCTAAACATATGCTCATTCAGATCCACTACACCAGCAAGGCCAGTGAGGCCCTAGTATCACTCGAGATGCAGGTAGCTGACCTGCTGGCTCTTGGTGGTATCATGAAGACTCTAGCACTAATCAGCGACGACGACATGCACTTCAATCAGGGAATCGAGGAGGAAGACGATGAGTAGACTAATCATAGGCCTGTGCGGCAGGAAGCACTCAGGGAAATCAACGGCAGCAGAAGCCATTGTCAGGCATCTCGAGGACGATGCCACAGTCATCAGCCTAGCAGGCCCAATCAAGGAGACCGTGCAGTCAGTCACAGGAGCCTGCTGCAAGCAGGACAAGGAGATCCTGCGGCCAGTGCTGCAGGCATACGGGGAAGCGATGAAGCAGCTCTACGGCAGGGAATACTGGGTAGAGGCAGCCACACGACGATGGAACGTGCTCTGCAATCACTACAGCAGCATGATCTGCGACGACATCAGGTTTCCGTTCGAGGCAGACTGGATCAGGTCTCTTGGGGGATTTGTCATAGGGATTAACAGTCCCAGAACAGATACCTCAGACACGCACACATCTGAGACCAGTGTGGATGACATCATCCCAGACTACACAGTCTGCAACGATGGCAGCATCTACGAGTTCAGGGGCAACATCCTAGCAGCAGTGAAGCATTATGAGGCCAACATACGAGACACATGAAGACAGAGCCAATCAGGAGCTAGTCAAGACCAAGATCGAGATGATCATGCAGCAGCCACTGCATGAGCTTCCTCCTAGGCACTCCTTTGACTACGCTGCAACCAGACAGGGAGAGATCACACACATGATCGAGGTCAAGTGCAGGACAAACCCTCTGAATGAATACCCCACATTCATGCTGTGCCTCGAGAAGTTCCACAACGCTTTCACCTACTGCCAGATCAATGAGTTCCTGCAGGCCACACTGTGGGTGCAGTGGACAGACGCCCTAGGCAGCATCGACATGTTCCAGCCATTCAATGACTGGAGAATGGGCGGCAGATCAGACAGAGGAGACTCTCAGGATATGGGAGTGGTGATCCATATCCCCATCGAGCACTTCACCATCCACAAAGACCCACTACAAACATGAAAGAAACTAACCTCCTCGAAATAGGGGACAAATACGTATTCGCAAGCTGGGAACACCCAGCCTCAGACATGCAGATCATAGCCATATACCGAGACGCAGACGGTGACGGTAGATGGCAGCTAGACCAGTTCAGAGGACCGTTCTCAAGGCTGGTAGACGGCAAGATACTGACCCAGATAAGCCCACAGGACTACCCAGTCTTTCAGGCTGCCTCTACGGCCTCCTCAGAGCTGTTTATCAAGCTCAATGGAGAGGGTGTAGCAGCAGTCAAAGCAGGCTGGTCTGGGACAGTATATGACCAGTAGTCGAAAAGGCTTGCTTTACGCCCTAGGCCACATATAATTGGATGGGCGGCTGGCAGAATGTATACACATTTATCCAGCTCCCATCCATCTCATTATGGGAGTTAAAACGAAGTGGAATCCTGACTTAGAAGCCAGTGGTATCAGACGATACACTGGCACTGGATTAAAGAAGCAGGACCCTGAGAGATACGAGAGTATACTCAAGGCTGCCAAGAAGGGATTCGGCATAGAGACACTGCAGGAAGTGTTCGGCATATCACGGGAATTAGCCGTGACTATGGTCGAGAAAGCTGAGAGAGACCCCAAGGCTCAAGAGGCTTTCCTACAGGAGCTTGTGAAGACAAGAGACACTGCTCTGGAGAAGCTTGGAGATGCCCTGAAGTCAGGTGAGCTGAAGCCGCAGACGTTACCCGTCACAGTAGGGATACTCATCGACAAAGTTGAGACCCTGCTCGGCAAACCCTCGACAACTATTAGACACGAGACTGTGAATCTGTCAGAAGAGGTGCTCACCAAGCTGATTAAGAACTGCAAGCCAAAGCAAGTGATTGAAGCAGAGGTGGTTAGTGCCGGTGAGACACATTGACACTTATAAACATAACACATATTGTGCGAAAATCCACGGGCTAGATGGGGGGAGGGGGTCAGACGCTGGCGAAATATAGCGATATCGTTGCGGATCTCCCCTCGTAAAATAGATGAGCAACATGTATACGCAGAAGAGCGATGCCCCTACTGGGCCTACACTAATCGAGCCTAACACAGGCTATTTCGGCAAGGCCCCCTCTATGGAGGCCCAGATCAGGATGCTTCTTGATGGGATCGATTTCGAGCGCATATGGCGTTTCAGGAGCTGGTATATGGCCGATATGACACCGTATAGCTACATGACCCTACCGGAGAGCCCAGATGTGCTTAAAGAGCGTCTGAGAGGCTATCTGGAGGCCTTTGTGAGGGAGCTACGGGATAAGCTGGACATGAGCTTGGAGCACCGGGTGGAGAACTGGGTGATCAGGGACAGGGGAGGCTGGCTGCAGGTAGACTGGTCGATTGACAGTTACAACGCTATTGATGATTTATGAGCGAGGCTGAAGGTGCGAAGAAGAGCCCTAGGAAGCGTGGCAAGAGGGCTAAGAGGCGAACCGGGCTGGATACAGCGGATCTCCGCTGGAAAGCTGGCAGGGAGCCCAAGCAGGCTACTGTGAAGGGTAGGCCCTTTAACATGCGGCTTCTGGAGACAGATCTAGGGCTAGTGAGGGTGTCAGACAACAGGGACTTCCAGAAGGGGCTGAAGATCCCTGTCTGGGTGGAGCAGGGGACAGGGAAGCTTGTCTGTGTGGGGTCTCCAAAGCAGTTGGATCGTTGGGGATGAACTGGACACAGCACCCAGTATATCCGGTCCCCAGCAGGGAGGAAGCAGAGGCTATGGCCGCTGAAGGGGTGCTGCAGGACTACTACCTGAAGAGGGAGGAGTTGATCAGGCTCGAGAAGGCTGACCCCTTCAACTACGGCTCTGACTGGCATAATACCACGGGCCTGTTCAGGCACTGGAAAGATGCTGATGAGGCTCTGGAAGATCCCAAGGTTGATCTGGTCTACATTTTCGGGGGCAATCGTGGCGGCAAGTCACGGTATATGGCCTCGAGGGTAGTCAGGACTCTGGCTAACAAGCACAGGAGTGCTGTGTGGTGTTGTCATAGCACACACGATAGCTCGGTGCAGGTTCAGCAGCCGTATGTGCATGAGTATCTGCCGCTGCCTTGGAAGGAGCAGAGGACAGGGCAGAGGTCTGTTGTGAACATAGGCTTTAGCCAGAAGAACGGATTCTCTAACAAGACCTTTGTGGCTCCTAATGGGAGCCAGTGCTGGTTCAAGAATTATTCTCAGGAACTCAGCTCGATGGAGGGAACAGAGCTGGACTTGATCTGGTGTGATGAGCTGGTCCCTATGGCGTGGATTCAGACGCTCAAATATCGTCTAATCTCACGTAAGGGCAAAATGGTCGTGACCTTCACTCCAATTGAGGGGTTCACCAGCACCGTGAAGGATGCTATGGACGGGGCCATCATCGAGGAGACTCGAGAGGCTAAGTTGATCGGGGATGAGAGTTCGATTGATGGAGTCCCCAAGGGACACATGCCGTATAAGGGCAGAACACGCAGTGGATCAGGGAAGATCTTCTGGTTCTTCTCGGAGTGGAATCCATACAGCCCGTTTGATCGAATGGAGCAGACGCTCAGGGGCAGGACTAGGGAAGAGCGAGAGATCAGGGCCTACGGGTATGTGAGCAACCCTGTAGTGGGCAAGTTCCCGAGGTTCACTGACCGCAATATTATTGCGAAGGACCAGATCCCCAAGGACGGGACCAACTATATGGTTGTCGATCCTACACCGGGCGACCGCAACTGGTATATGCTCTGGGCTAGGGTGGATGATCTGGGCAGGATTTTTATTTATAGGGAGTGGCCAGACAGGGCCAACTACGGCGAGTGGGCAGTTCCGAGCGAGAAGCTTGACGGCAAGAAAGGACCAGCACAGACGGCTGACTGTGGGAGAAATATTCAGCAGTATAAACAGCTCATCAGGGAGCTAGAGATCTCTGATGGAGGGATACACGAGAGATACATCGATCCTAGAGCTGGCAGGACTGCGGTGATAGGCCAGAAGGAGCACAACCAGAGCCTGATTGACTTGCTTGCCAATCCTGACAGGGGTGCAGGCGGAGAGATTGTAAAGGATGGTCTTCTGTTTGTGCCTTCAGCGATGGCGCACATTGACGAGAGCTGCGCTCTGGTCAACAACCTGTTCGCCTATGACATGAGCAGAGAGGTGAGCATCCTGAATGAGCCTAGGCTGTATGTGTCCAATGAATGCCAGAACCTGATCTACAGTCTGAAGACTTGGACTGGCAACGATGGTGATAAGGGAGCATCCAAGGACTGTGTGGATGCTCTGAGATATTTGATTTTGATGGACCCTATTTATGTCTCGAGGCAGGCCCAATACACAACTGAGACTTTGAGCTACTAATGAACACGAGCAAAGACGACCGCTTACAGGTCAACACAGACCCCAACATCAATCAGCTCTGCACTGAATACCGCAGGGCATTTTCTGATGACAGGATAACTTACCGTGTCAGGGAGTCTGACGAAACTCGATTTGCTACGTGGACCGGGCAGAGCCGAGACGGGAAGAAACACGCCAAGGACCTAGGGAGACAACCGTTCCCTTGGGAAGGAGCCAGTGACACTAGGATCAGGCTGGCTGACGAGGTGTGCTCGTTTATGGTGAACCTGAGCACCTCTGCCATCAGCAGGGCTGCCTTGAATGTAGCTGGCATCGAGGCTTCAGACCACAAGGCAGCATCTGCTGTAGGTCTGTATTTGAGGTGGATGCTATCGACTCTCATGCAACCCGGCTGGGAAGAAGAGCTGGAGTTACATGCAGAATACGCAGCGCAGTATGGTTGGAGTGTCCTTCACGTGATCTGGGATAGATCCTATGCCCAGACCCCTCGAACAATAAACCTCCAGACCCTCTCCGGCTTCTTAGGAGTCAATGCCCCACAACAACTCGACGCTCTAACCGCTGCGCTGCAAGACGAGCAGGAATACATCGCTGACCTGCTTGTGGCCAGCAACGAAGGCCTGACAAGGACCAAGGCACTGAAGCACATCAGAGAGATTGTGGAGAAGGGTGAGACCACATTTGAGCTGCCTGATATGGTAAAGAATCAGGCTCGCATCGTGGCACTCAGACCCTATCACGAGATCTTGTTTCCGCCCGAGACAACTGACCTGCAGAGAGCCCGTGCGATCTTCCGCCGTGAGTATTACACACTGGCCGAGCTAGAGGCGAAGGCAGCAAGTGGTGAGTGGGACAAGCAGTGGGCTGAAGAAGTCAAGAAGACTGCAGGCCAGAGTTCTCAGGTATGGGACCAAGGCCTGAGCCCTGTTCTGGGTAGCACTGAACGACTGGACGACAAGACCAACTTGATCGAGGTCATTCATGCCTACAGCCGCAGGGTGACAGAGAACGGGAACCCCGGGATCTACATGACAGTCTTCTCCCCGTATATGGAGAAGAACTCCAGCGGCAAGGAGATGTTCGCAGAGCACAGGCTCGTGACAGAGGCTGGGGACACTTACCCATTCGAGACCTTCACCCGTGAGAAGACACGGCGCAGCCCAATCGAATCCCGTGGTGTATCAGAAATTGTTCGCACGTGGCAGGCTGAATACAAGGCACAAGCCGATATGGTATTCGACCGCTCCAGCTTTGACACGCTTCCTCCACTCAAGGTTCCCTTGCGCTATGGCCAGCGTATTAAAGTTGGACCCGGTGTGCAGGTGTCAGAACAGAGGCCCGGTGACATTGGCTGGATGGAAGCACCTCGCAGAGGCGCAGACCTAGCCTTCACCCTGATGGATCACATCCAGCTCAGGACAGACCGTTACTTTGGCAGACCCAATGCGGCCATACCTCCTGTAGAGACACAGCTCAGGCAGCAGGCCTACGTGCATCGCTGGCTCAGACACATGAGTTCTGTCATTGGCAGGGTCTGGGACCTGACGCAGGTCTTCGACACGGACGACCGCTTTGCTCTGGTGACTGGCACTAACATGCCACTGCCTCGAGACCCTAAGAAATACAACTTCACATTGCACTTCGATGTCAGGGAACTCGACAATGAGTTTGTCCAGAAGAAGCTGCAGGCGATCAGCCAATTTGTCCTACCAGAGGACACGATGGGTATCGTTGACAGGACTAAGTTGATTAGGAAGAAGCTGCAGGTCATCGACCCAACACTGGCAGACGAGCTTGTGATCGAGCAGGCAGAAGCATCACAGCAGATGTTCGATGACATGAACAATCAGGTAGCCCTGATGTCTCTGGGTAATCAGCCCAAGTTTGTTGAGAACGATCCGTCTGCAGGCATCAAGATGCAGTTCATCCAGCAGATCATTCAGAACAACCCGAAATATCAGCAGCAGATGCAGCAGGACGAGCAGTTCGCACAGCTTGTCCAGACGTTTGCTCAGAACCTGCAGATGAGCGTGACGCAACAGCAGAACGCTCAGATAGGCAGGATAGGTGTGAATCCAAATGCATAACGAATACAGGTTCCAAGGTTACGAACAGTGGCTGCTCGAGGCATTCTCGATGCAGGAAGAACATCCAGTCAGGCGTGGCATCGACACGATCCTGAATGAGATAATGAAGGCCGAGTCCGGTAATGTAACCGGACCCGGCTTGACTTCTGAACAGAGGCACTACTTCGCAGGAAGACTTGCAGCAGTTCAGGATCTCTACTTCGCATTTCAGAACCTCTACGCTGATGCCTTGAAAGATCAAGGACCAGACTTAGACCCTGAAGTGTGAGGCCCGGGAAATGTAACTACATTAAACCCTAGCTGATCTTTCCACTGATCAGGCATGTGAGGTATCATCGCTGATACCTCGTGCTCAGACATGACTTCAGTGAGGTCCCTGAGCATACCCACTATTAGGTGCTCAACGCACTGCCTGCACCAGCCGTAGTAAGTGGGGTCCTTACTGACCATTGGATAGTGAGTGTAGACGATCTCAGTGGCTCGTTTATTGCACCCCTCGCATATGGGCTCAAAATCGAGCCCATACTCCACAGCTTCAGCCTTGAGCATCGCTCTTTGCCTCCCGTTTCATCAGCTCACCCTCGAGCCATCTCCCAATTCGCATCTTGGCTAGTGCTGCTGGAGGCTTGCCTGAACGCCAGCCCTCCACAGTCCTGACCGGGACCTTGATGGATTCAGCAAACTCCCTAGTGGTCAGGTTCAACGTGTCGCAAATTAGGGACACGACTTCTTTGGATGATACTTCCTCTGTCCCTCGCTGGAAGACAATCTCGTCTCGATCATCGTCCAACTCCTTGAAGACCACACATACGCTCTTTAGATTTTCTAGATCAGTCATAACGTCCGAACTCAATAACTCCCCTGACATACTCTCTGAAGTCCTGCAGTGTGAACTCAGAGCCATTCCAGTCCTTAGGATGTGTCCTAGCAAATTCCCTCCAGAGTTCATACTCCTCTCGAGGATCTGCGTCTGATGGTATGGACCCGTCTGGGTCCCAGTGTGATTCAATCGTAACTTTCATAGCAGTATTTTCCGTTTACGTGGGCAAAGTGTAGCCCTTGATATAGTTTCCAAGCAGGCTCGTCTCCTTGGATGTAGTAGATACACCCATCATCCGCAAGGCCTAGGACGGTCAAAGGCCACGCTTCGCTTTCATAGCCTTTGATGATCTGAATTATTTTCGGTTTCTTCATAGTTTGTAGAATATGTGGTTGCCAATCTGAACAGTCTTCTTCGACTCATCTGCCCAGTATGGTTTCACGTATGTTGCGTGGTAATGATTAGCTCCACCCGTGACTTCCTGCTTCATCCTGTGGATGTGCTTCTCGAAGTAGAGCGCATGTTCAGCCTGAGGAGTGTCTAGCAGGTAGCTCAGGTCCTTGCCTGAGTCCCAGCAGGAAAACTGCTTGCGCTGCAGGCAGACTTCCTTGGGCGTGATGCCACGCTCCTTGGCTCGTTGGGAGATGACGCAGGCGACTGCTGCCATCCCCCGTATGCCCTCACCTCTGGCTTCCGCCAGTATGGTGAGAGCCACGGTGTGATCCGCTGCAGACAGAGTGCAGCAGGTGATCAGTAGTATCAGTGCTTTGACCATCTCGAAGCCTTGATTGCCATTGCATGTTTGAGACGACACTCAAGAGCATCTCGCTTGAACGAGTTCTTCTTGAGGTAGTCCTTGGTGATGCCCAACTTCTTGATGGTAGCATCCACATCGAGAACGTGTTTGCCGTTCTTGTAGATGGTCACAGCATTAGGGTCTTCCTCGACCTTGTATTTCTGCTTCTTGCGACCACGTTTTGCACCAGTGACCTTGGGCCTGACTGCCTCTTTGACCTCGATGCAGTCTAGGACCTTGATCTCTACACCCTCCACAAGGCTGACTGCCTCATAGACCTCGGACACCTTCGAGATGTCTGCTGTTATTTCGATTTTGAACTCATGTTTTTTCATGTGTTTGTCTTTCTTTTGGTTTGTTGTTGTTGGATATGGGGGCCTTGCGGCCCCCTGTTAAGTCAAAGTTTACCGTCTAGAAAACTGTGTAACTCGGCTTGAAATCGGCTGGGAACTAGCAGGCCTTCTTCAAAACGTGATGGAAGGTTATTACCCCTGACATATGCCCACTGTTGCTCTACAAGCTCATCGTCCTCTCGGACATCAACCACCAAAACCAGCTCTCGGATTCTCCCGTATTCATCTTTAACAGAGGACGGTAAATCCAAATCTTTGACGCTGTCTGAGTAGACTCGATCATCGCAACCACCGTCCTCATAAACCCACTCGTTAGCCCATTCGTATGTTTTTTCTGTTTTCATATTAATTTTTCTGGTTTGTCTTGAGGCCATTCCTGCCTGACACATATACTTATACGCTATGGTGAGTAGTATTGCAACAAGTATTTTAAAGAATTTTTACCTCCACAGGTTTTGCCTCGATCAGGTCAGCGTAATACTGGCTGGTAATGTTTGGTGAGCTATGGCCTAGATACTTCTGAGCCTCGAAGAGCCCGAGCTGGGTAGCCACATTTGCCCCGTAGTATTTCCGCAGCTCGTGTGCAGACTTCGACCCGGTTATGCCCTCCTTCCTGATGATCTTTGCTATGCGATCAGGGATGGTCCTGTATCGATTTGTCTTGGCCCCGGGCAGTATGTGGTCTCGGTGCTTCTGCTTGCTTCTCAGAAACGAAATCTGAGCATCTGACAGTGGGATGTTTCTGGATCTGCCAGACTTTGTGCTGAAGTCATCCTCCTCCCTGACTGTGATGCAGTTGTCACCAATCCAGCTCCATCTAGCAAATGCTGCTTCCTTGCGCCTCATTCCACAGTGCATCATCAGGAAGTAGCACAGGTAGTCGTCAGGCTTCTTGTTCTTCAGCTTCTCGCATCTTTCAATGATTCGCCTCATTGCATCACGCTTGTCTGACACGCTGTATTGAGCCTGCCTTGCTGGCAGTGGTTTGGACGCTTTGAATTCGCCTACCTCCTTTGGCAGATTCCTGTAGATGTGGACGACATGCTCAGAGAACAGACTTTTGGTCATCCTCAGGAATGAATTAGCAGATATAGCAGCCCTAGTGCGCTCACTGTTCTGAGACGACCCGAGCATCAGCTTCTGGAACTTGATGACATTCTTTGGCGTGAAAACCTTTGATGGGTTATCTGAGAGATCACAACCGATCTTGCTGACAAAATATTTGCTGCAATACAGAACCTGTTTCTTTGTGTTTGGTCTAACGTGAGTGACATTTTTCTCGTAGTGCAAAATAATGTCTTGCACTGTCTTGTGTTTTTTCTTACTCATAGTGATGCGTCATTTCTTGTTATGCTTAGGTTTGGAGAGCCCCCCTATTGGGGGCTCTTTTTATTAATCGCCTTGCAGGGCTCCACAGTCTTAATTGTCACACCATCAAGCGATGCAACCCTCCTAACAACATCGCTTATCTTTTCAAGCTTAACAGCCATAGTCACCTCGAACACCAGATTGAGATCTGAGCGTGATCCTTCTTCGACTAGGCGAAGTGAGTTTAAGCAGTTGTCTGAGAGGTCTTGACATGCATCCATCAGCCTCTGCCTTTCCTTCTCATAGCGCAAATACGCCCTTGCTCGCATAAGCACCCAATAAACAATCTCGTGTTTCTTTGACACTTTGATTTTATCGATCTTGCCCCGAACAAACTCAGCTATATCCTCTTGGTCTAGGCCTAGTTTGTATCTATCAATTGCATCCATAACGATGGGCGTGTATATAGCGTCTCGACTGCTAAACTTTCTGACTTGGTCTTCTGTTGTCTTGCTCATTACGTGTGTTGCTTTGCCGTTGGATAAAAAAGAGGGGGGGGGCTTGCGCCCCCCGGTTAGGGTTACGCCTTTGCGATTAAGGCCTCGCATTTACGCTCAAAGAAATTCAACGCCCAGTCGAAAAGATCTTCGTTTTCTGACATCTGAATCCCTAGGTGATCTGAGTTAAACCCGTAATCAAACTCAAGAAGCTGTTCACTGCTGTTTGCCCACTCTGTGGCATACTTCATGTTGATTTTTTCGTTGATGATTTTTTCGACTTGTTTTTGGTTCATTGTATTTTTCCTTTTGCTTTTCAATCAGTGGGCTTATTCCCTCCTGACACAAGCAACATACGCTAGACTGAGTATTGAGTCAACACCTAAAGTGAACTTTTTTATCCTGCCATCATTGACCTGCACCTGCGTCTGAGCGAATCTGGTGTCGTAGGCTCCCGAGGCCAACAAGAACCGTTCTCTGGGCGAACGATAAAAGCCCTGATTCTCGGCCACTTGCAGCCGTAAAACAGCATGTCAAATCCTGAATCCACAGCCGAGGCCAGCCAGCCCTCGGAGGCAGAAAATGTAGTTGGCGGAATGGAAGCCTTGCGGAATGCACTCAAGGATAGCTTGAGTCCCCAACCGGAAGAAGCCCCTGAAATAGTAGAGGAGCCGCCCGTTCCTGAACCTGAAGCCGTGCTCGAGGAGCAGCCTGAGCAGGAATCAGAACAGGACGATTCGGAACCATCTGAGCACATTGGTTTCCAAAAGCGCATCAATCGCCTCACAGCCCAGAAGAAGGAGCTGGAAGAACGACTGGAGCAACTTGAGGAGTCTCAAAAGCAACTCAAGCTGGAGGCCAAGAAAACTCAGCAAACGGACAGCGAGAGCACCATCTCGGAACTGGTCATGCAGGCCAACTCTGAACAGGAGTTGGATCAACTGGAAGACGAGGCCTTATCGGCAGAAAGATGGGCGAAACGAGCACTAGCTAGATACAGGCGAGACCCTGATCAAGTTGAACGGGAAATTGAGAATCGCATTCAGAGCATCCCAGAAGATCCTGAAGCGTGGCTCGAGGACCTAGCACTAAATGCCGAATGGAGTAGGGAGAGTGATATCCCGAAACGGCGAAAGCAACTGACGCAGAACGCTCGCAGCTTTGAGTTCGCAGCACAGAAATATCCGTGGCTGAGAGACAGTAAGAGCCCTGCACGGGCGTGGGTAGAACAGGTCAAGGAAAGCAACCCGGGTATCAGGAATTTACCTGATGTCGATCTCTACTTAGCTAGAGCACTGGTTGGTTTCTACATAGAACAAGAGCAGGCACAGAAGAAGCCTGTTAAAGCGCAAAAAACGCCAGACCCAACACCACAACCCGGTGCGCCATCTGCACAGAAGGCAGAAGTCTCTGATGCAGTCAAGAGGGCAGAGCGAGCAAAAGCTCAGGTGTATAAGAGTGGATCGAGGGCAGGCTTGAGAGACTTCATCAAGGCTGCAATGACACCTAAAGATTAGGATATTGATATGGCTGGATTATTTGAAATTAATCAGGTTGCCAAGCGAGAAGACTTGCTTGACCTTTTGACACGAGTGGACGAGAAAGCCACTCCGTTTATGTCCCTTGTTTCCAAGGGAAGCACCCCTCAGAACACCTACCTCGAGTGGCCCGTAGACATCTACGCTGCCCCAGCTCTGGGTGGAGTTGTTGATGGAACTGACGTTGCCACCTACGAGAACCACGCAGAGAACCGAGCACTCCTTAGCTCCTACCTGCAGACCTTCCGCCGCACGGCCAAGGTTTCTCGTCTGGCTCAGGAAGTCTCCAATGTTGCTGGCGTCTCTGACGAGGTCGCAGAAGCCATCGCCAAGAAGGGCGTCGAGCTTCTCCGTGATATGGAGTCCACCTGCTTGAGCGATCAAGAGCATCAGGCTGATGACGGGACCAATCCTTACCTCCTCCGTGGTCTCGGCACTTGGATTCGCAATACTGCCAACATCGGTGCTCAGGTTACCCATCAGGTTCCTGCTGACTACCGCCCTGCTGCTGGCCAGTATATCACCACTGCTACTGCTTCTCTGACTGAGTCTGACATTCAGGCCGTCCTGCAGAGCATCTGGAACGCAACTGGTATGGTAGGCGACTACAAGCTGTTTGCTGACGCTACCCTGCGCCGTGCATTCACTGACTTCACTCGCACCGTTGCCACTGCTGGTTACTCCTCACGGAACTTCGATTTCGCTGGAGACGCCAACAAGGTGAGCATGAGCACCACCATCTTTGAAGGTGACTTTGGTGTGGTTGAAATCATCGCTGACAACTTCATTGGATACAATGCCGCTGGAACTAGCCAGACCGCTGGCCGTGGCTACTTGCTCGATATGGATAAGCTCCAGATCCGCATGTCAAAGAATCCAACGGTAGAGCGTTTCGAGGACCAAGGCGGCGGCGAGCGATTCATGATTGAATCCCGTGCCTCCCTGCAGTGCTTGAACCCAATCGGGCTCGCTCAGTTCGACCCAGCACCATAAAAATAGGAGATATCAGATATGGAAATTAACATACTTCCCATCGAATCGCAGGCTCAACTGGGAGCAACTCATGAGTTGGTTATCACTCATGAAGACCTCACAGCGGCGGCTACAACTCAAACTCTGATTGTCAGCATTCCAAACGGAAGCTGGGTCAAGGGCGGTTTCCACATTATGGACACTGCGTTTGTCAGTGCAGATTCCACTAGCCTTGTATACGAGGTTGGAGATGATACTGATGATGACCTGTTCATGACATCAACTCAGGTTGACGCAGCTAATGTAGGCAAAGTGACCTACAAGGCCCCAACCCCGGGGACTGGAGCTGCAGCAGTTGGAACCGGCAAGGCATACACTGGACAGGACACCATTGACATCTTGTTCACTGCAGTGGGCGACAACTTGTCAGACTTCACGGCTGGCAAGCTGCGCTACTACTTCAACTTGGTCGAGCTTGATCGGTTGAGCTAACACTTTGCTGGCTCGCACCAGCAATTCGCACCACCTCGGGACCGAGGGAGTCACGAAAGTGGCTCCCTCAACCGGGGCTAACAAAACACAAATATGTCAGACTACACCGAGGCAATGAAAGAGGCTCTGGCTCGTCAATACAACGGGTCATACGAAGAGCGTCTAGCGAGAGCAACAGAGCGGCAGAAGGAGATCGCTCGACAGAACCAAGGCCGTAAAAGCATGAACGGTCTAGGGCGAGCCACAATGGAGGTTGATAGCAAGGTCTATCAAGAGTGGGTCAAGAAGGAAGGCAAGGAGATCTGGAAAGACCCCAAATTCCGTAAATACATTTCTGAGAAGAACCCTGAGCTGAAAGTGAAAAGCGAAGGCACGGGGAAGATACAAGTAGGATATGGCTCTTAGCCCAGCCAACTATGGACAGATCCTGAATCAGGTCTTGAACCTGTCAGGCATAGACAGGGCCACTCTGCCAACGCTGGAGTGGAACCTGTTCAGAGACTTGTCCAGCAGGCGTCTGAAATACGCTTGGCAGGCTGCCAAATGGCCTGAGGTAACTGTCACTGAGAGCAGGACCGTTACACAGACTGGCGGAGACGAGGGAAATTACATAGCCCTTAATCAGGCAGGACAGACAGAGATCGGTGAGGTCTTTGCTGTGTGGAACAAGTCACCAAAGTCAAATCAGGATCAGATATCACTAACGTGGTATCTGTCTGAGAACGGCATCCAGATCGCTGAGAACAACACCACAGCGTATCTCTGGTTCAGGAAGACAGTTCCTACACTGACTGGGGCTCTCTACAGCTCCTCGAGTGCTTACAGCACCGGGGATCAGGTCTATGACAACACGGCTGGTCAGTTTTACGAGGCCAACCAGTCTGTGGCAGCAGGGAACAACAGTCCTACTGCACAGCCCAGTTACTGGGATGTGGTAGCAATACCCAACATATTTTTCGACTACCTAGTGCGAGGCACTTACAGCGATTACCTGAGACACAATGGTGAGCTGGACAGGGCTAGGGTAGCCGAGGCAGATGCCCGAGACGTGCTTGATCACGAACTACTGAAGCTACACACACAGCAGGGTCAGACAACCCGGCTAGAGGTAGCTGGATACTAACATGAGCAGAGCATCACTCATCACTGGCGTAGACCAGAACGACAAATATCGCACAGTCAGAGTTGGCGAAGACGGCACTCTGGGGTCAGACAGTGGAACCTACCAGAATGGTGGTGGAACGATCACTGGTAACTTCAGTTGGATCTTTGCTCACTCAGCAACTGTCCTAGGCAGTGTCGCCAGCGGAGGACTGGGAACCATCACGAATGTCAACCTGCAAGCAGGTTCCTACTGGAGATGCTGCAGGGCCACATCCATTACTGTCACCTCTGGTGAGATAACTGCCTACGATGTATGATCGGCTTTGGCCTAGGTTTGCCAACAGTTGCCGCTTCCACCGGGGGCGACAAAGTGATCGAGGCCACATTCCTTGTGAATGATGACAACGATTTCATGCTGACAGACGACAACGAATACATCCTGACCCTACAATTTGAAGCACCTGACCCTGAATAACGATGGCAACAACACGCATTAAAGATCTCAGCAAGACAGCAACTACCGTCAATTCTGACGCTAATCTTGTCTTGGACGGCAACACTGGTGGAACCCAGAAGATCTCTCGGGACAACTTCCGCCAAGACACTGCAGACGCCTTTGTGGCAGCTCCCGGGACCTACAACCTAGCTCCCCTCAACAGTGGCACAGGAAAGATTGATGCGGTCTACCTATCGTCTAGCAGTGACACACCCAAAGGTGCTTGGGATGCCAGCACCAACACGCCAACACTGGCAGACGGCTCTGGCACTGCTGGTGACTACTACGATGTAACCGTAGCTGGATCATCCGATCTGGGCTCTGGCAGCATCGCCTTCACAGTTGGTGACGTTGTCAAATACAACGGCACTGTATGGTTCAAGATCGATTCAGTTGCCAACATCCTCGATGGTGTCAGCACTATTGACGGCGCAAAGACCGCAATTGAAATCCCAGATGTCGGAACCGGGCCTTCGCAAGTCCCTCTGAACCAACACCTTGGGACAATGGCCTATCAGTCATCTGACGGAGTGTCAGTTGGTACTGTGTCGGCTGATGAGATTGGCGTGGGAACTTCGGACCCTAATTATGAGATTGAGGTTCAAGCTTCAAACGCCCGGATTGCTGCCACTTCTGACGGCGGTGTCGTGAACCACCTACAGAGCAATTCAACAACTGGTTTTGTTGGCACTCACACCAATCACCCGTTGGCGCTTAAAACTAACGGCACTACCCGTGCGACAGTCACAGCCGCTGGGCTGGTCGGCATCGGGACAACCTCGCCGGACGCTCAAACCGAAATCAGCAAATCAACTGCTGGGGACATTCTAAAAATTAGCGGAGGATCGGAAACGCGTGGGCTAATTTTCACCAGTTCAACAAGCGCGGCTGGCAGTGTGGGGGCTAAACACACCCTCAACGCGCAGTCGACGAACGGAGAAATTGCATTTGCAGTATCTGGGGCTGAAAAGTGGAAAGTGGACAGTTCGGGCAACCTAGTCGCCAATGGGACAGCAATTGATTTCGGGTCTGTGTCTACTTCCGCTGGAGACGGCACTGGAACCACTGGGACGCCAGCAAGCTCCGTTTTAAGCGACTACGAATTTGGTTCTTGGGTTCCTCGATTTGAGATGACTGGCTCAAATTTTGCTGCCCTCACTATGGACGTTATTGCTGCCCACTACTGCAAAGTTGGACGTCATGTTTTCTGCCAAGCAAATATCATGACAGATAACGTCGACACGACCGGAGCCACTGGGACAGTAGCCGTGCAGGGTTTACCGTTTGTTTCTGAAACCACCACGTATTCTGGGAACCTGAGCGTTGGGTACAGCTCGTTATGGGTCAATGCGCCAACTGCTGGGTATGTGCATCCAAACGCCAGTTATGCGAGTTTAACACGTATTGGAACGACTGGTATTACAGCGATTTCTGCAAGCGACGTGACAAACGGAGCATCCTCAAACGTAAATCAGCTAATTTTCACGGTTTCCTACATCGCTTCAACCTAATCAATTTACCCCAGCCGGACTAGCTGGGACGGACCTACACCAAAACTACTATGATTGAGAAAATTACTAAGTGCGACAAAATCGAATTTGTCCCACCGTTCGCCGTTCAGTGCCGCAAGCGCATCAGTGTCGTTGAGGACGGCAATGAACTCGCTGCCTCGTTTGAGCGTTGCGTAATGCAGCCAGACTCTGACTGGAGTCAGGCTGAAGCCAACGTGCAAGCCATCTGCAATGCAGTCTTCACCGACGAGGTGAAACAGCAGTGGGCTGACAAGCAAGCCGCTGATGCCGCAGCTTTGGCAACTGATGGAGCATCAGTGGATGCCTCTGACGAAACCCCAACCGAGGCATAAGCATGTCGTATAGCGATTCATTCCCAGCAGTTTCGCCCACGTGGCAATGTAACTTTGCGTCGAACGGAGGTAGGCTGGACCCTCGAATCACGTTCAGTCGCCCAGACACGCCGCCCACCTATGCTGCGCCATCGGCGGTGCATTACTGGTCCAATGAGAAACACCTAAGTTCGGAAAACCTCATCACCTACAGCAGTGACATCAGTCAGTCAGCTTGGACCAAAAACGGGGTAACAGAAACTGGAGGGCAAGCAGCTCCAGACGGGGGAACAGATGCCTACAAACTGACAGAGGACTCCGCTAACAGTCAGCATCGCATTTATTACGTCGCAGCGGTGGATTCGTCAGCTTCTCTGACTGTTAGTTGCTACGTCAAATACATAGGTCGGCAGTGGGTTTCCATCAGACTTAGGGACAGTAGTGGAACATATAGGCACGTATGGTTTGACATCCAGAACGGCACGAAAGGCACTGAGGAAACCAGCATGACAGGGTCCATTGCTGCCAGCGGAAACGGATACTACAAACTCACAGCAACTGTCAGCAGTGTTTACACGACCAGTGAGGATGTCGTCATCGCTGGTGCATCGGCTGACAATGTCACCACTGACTACACCGGCCTAAACGGTGACGCATTCGCAATCTGGGGCATCAATATGAGCACGTTGGGAGAGACCGTCCTCAACGAAACCTCTGGGCAAATACACAGAGAGTATTCCCCCACACTCAAAAGCGTGTCCACTGCTGGTCAGCCTCGCTTTGAGTATTCACCCACTGACTCAGCGTCTATGGGT